ACTGGCGCCATGGCCCGGGACGCGGGTGTCATGGATGCGTCCACGACGCTGTCCACGAATTCAACGACGTCTTTGCTCATCGCTTCTGCACCGTCAACGTTCCGAGGATCGTGCGTTCGCCATCTTTCCAGAGAGGAACGTTGACCTCACCCGCGAACACCTTCCGTTCGCCTTGCTGCTCTGCCGCGTCACGCAAACGCTTACCGGCTTCGCACGTGCAGACTTGCCCACCGGGCCGGAGCCCACGCCCGTCGCAACCGCATGGCCGATCGACAAGACGCACGCCCCAGCCCGCAATCAGTCGCTCACTCACGCGTCGACCATGTACACGACGGCGTAATCGTTGGTCCCGTTCGGCGCCGTGTTGGGGCTGTACGTGCCGAAAGGTCCGCTCGTCGCCGGAAGGACGAACGCGCCGTTCGTGACCACCGTCGCGTTCGCGACTTCCTTGACCACGCCGCCGTTCGAGGCGCCGCCCACGTCGCGAAGCTTCGAGTCGAGGCCGACGATGTTGCCCGTGCCAAACTTCAACGTTGCATCCGTACCATCGCCCGCAGACAGCGCGATGGACGAGACCGACGCAAACGCTTTCACGCCGGCCGCCGTGGTTGCCGTCTGCGCGACGTTGATCGTCTCCGTTTGAGCCGACCCGTCAATGGCCAAGCCCGTGATCGTTGCCGTGGCAGGGGCATCCGCTGGAGTACCGCCCGCCGTGGTGATCAAGATGTTTCGCGGCGGCGAAATCGCGCCCGCGCCGATCGCGCCGTTCAATGCCGCGCCTGAGTAGGTCACCGTCGACGTGGACGATGCAATCGACGTTTTGATCGCGTCATCGTCGGAAGCCGCAAGGTTCGTAAACGTCTGCTGTCGCATCGGGATTTGCAACGCCGCCCAAGCGCTCACGCCCGGGGGATAGTTGCCAAGGTTTGACGCGTCAAAAACGTAATTCTCGGGAGAGCTCATGTTTCGATTTCCTCGTTGTTGATGGTTTCGACGCCTTCGGCGGGCGCCTCGCTTTGAACTTCTTGAATTGGCGTTTGTTGTTGCACCGAGGGCAAAGCTTCGATTGCCTTGGCCTGGTACAGGATGCGCGATTCCTTGTCGCCCTTGGCCGCGAGCACGTCGGACATGCCCACCTTGGCAACGACCTTGTCGGCATCCAGCGGAGCGCCGACGGACACGAGATCCTTCACGCGCTCGATGATGACTTCGGGGCCGGGTTCGTCATCGACATGGATCACGATGGCGGGGCAAAGCCGTTCGAGTGATGGGTAGTTCAGCCGCGTGATCGGTGCGGCAATGTCTCGTGTCCACGTACCGGACAGACCTACCGCGTCGTAAAACGCCACGCGGTTCGCGCCCTTGGCCAACGTCTCCATCGCCGATCGAGCGCCGTTTTGTTGCAAGCCTTGGAGCCCGTCCGTCGTGCGAATTGCCCGGGCGATCTGATTGTCGCACCACTCGACGAACGTTTTTGGGTCGCTCGTGCCGCCAGACCCTTTCATCGCCGCGGGGCCGAAAAGCTCCAGCTCGATGCTGTCGGGAATCGCCGCTCCGGGCGAACCTCCATAGCCCATAGCTTGCACAACGGATTGCGCGAGCTCGATGTCTTCCGGCGTTGCCGTGCGCGGTTTGCCGTCGCTTTGCTTCGTGTTGTACGTGGCAACGGTCCCGGGCTTCGAATACTTTTCGACGAACTGCATATAGGACCGCGCGCCCATGATCTTCGCGGCAATCCACCATGCAAGCGCCGTCCCTAGCCCGTCGTTCGTCGGGTATGCGTACAAAACGCATGGGTTGTGCACGAGAAACTTGTTCGGGTAGTCGCAAACATCGAACCCGAAAAGCCCTTGCGTCAAGTAGTCTTTCCAGCCGGGTCCTGATGGCGCAACGAGCCCTTGATCCCAAATGTGCGGATGCCAATTGTCTTGGTCGGGGTAGGCGATCCGTCGTGTGTGAATGAAGTGCAACTCGCGCAAGCGCCATTCGTCGGGCGTGCGTGTCCAAAGAAGCTCGTTCGCCGTGACGCCGAAATAAATCGCCCAAAGCTGCTGCGCCAACGTTTGAGGCTTGCGCGGTAGCCCGTCGATCTGCTGCTGCACGTGTGCCGCGATTTGGTCGGCGAGAATCCGCTCGTCGTCTGACATCGTCGGCAATGACGCGGAAAGTCCCGCGGCTTGTCGGATCGCTTCGACTCGAGCGCGTTCCGCTTCGCCAAGGTCGGTCAACGGAAAACGCGTCGCCGCGCTGACGACCTGAATACGCCCGCCCGCGGTGGCCAGAATGCGCCCGGTCAAGTTTCCGATCGCGCTCAGATCACGCTCAATCAGTTCGTCAAGTAGGTCCACCCATTGCAGTCGATATCCGAAACGCGCTTGGCGTTTGGTCGCGCCGATGTACTGAAACGTCAGTTGCGACCCGAGGATGATCGGGAAGCGATCCGTGTTTGGCCACGGGCTCATCACGTCGGGCGCGAAGTTTGGCGCGGGCTCTCGTTCCCCAGGACGAACGGCGCGCAGAAGAGTAGCGCCTGCATTTCGTGCAGAGGTGGCCGCCCGATTCCCGAGCGTTATGAGCGTTTCACGGAAAGACATTTCGTTCAGATTCCGAGCGGTTGCGAATCCATGTGTGGTGCCGGCAATGGGCGTGGGGGCGGTGGTGCGGGCAATTGCGTATGATTGTCGAGTTCGTCCACGAGGTCCGACATGGTATCGGCGATGTCGTCGTGGCCATTCTTTGCGCCCGTGAATGCCTCGAGTTCCGCGAACAGCGCGTCATTCCAATCGCCGCGAACTACGACGATTCGGCCATACTTCCCGCCAGTGCTTTTGGGGTGCGCCGCGGATGATGCCGGCCCGAAACGAAGAACCTTGTTCCCGCTGACGGTCTCGGTTTTGACCGTGAACCCGCGAAGCAGCGTGCGGAATGCGACAGCATCGCCAACGCCCGCGCCGCCGGGGTCTTGTGGTCCACGTATTCGAACTTCCTTGCCGTCCTGATCCGCGGTGGTTTTGATGAACGCGTCCCGTTCGCCCGGGCCAAGCCTACAGCTCGCGAGATGCTTGATCAGAATCGTTTTGGGCGGGAGCACGTCACCATTGCTGAGCGTGATCGCCTTGTGAACCAATGCTCCGCGAAGTCCGCGCGTCCAGTCCGGATCGGGATTCGTTGTGCTTGGCTCCGTGGCGGCTTTGTCCCAACATCGGACGTCACCCGTGATATGCGTATCCGGTAGCCGTTCGCTTGCGTCAATGACGCGACACCATTCGCGTCGAAACATCGAGCCGCGTCCACGACGAACTGTCCAGTCGCCCTTGAGCTGCTGATATCGGACCGGGTCGACTTGCCGAAGGCTTGCTTCATATTCAGGCTCGGCCTCGAGCCCCGCCGGGTTGTCGTGCATGCCCGCGGCAATGTACGTACGAGCCTTTGCGGCAAGACCGTTCCACACGAACGGCTCCGCGCTGAAACGTTCCGCGCCGGATGCGTCCTTCGCGACGTAGAGAACTTGCGCCGTGAGTGCAGGAGGTAAAAGCTTGCCTCGTTCGTCGCGTCGTTCAGCCAAGCCCACGAGGCGCACTGCGCGCGGGTGCTGATACGTCCCCGTCGCGTCAATGCCGCCTTCGTCCACTACGTCGACGGATTCGACCTTTGCGTCGGGGTCAATCCACGGCGCCCACTTTTGCCGAATCCATTCGAAGCCCGGCTGGTCTTCCTCTGGCGGGTTTGCCGTAACAATGACGCGTCGTCGAAGTCCGGCGATGATGCCGCGGCGGCGCGTTGAAAGGTTCTCGTATTGCGCTCGAGTAAACTCCGGCCCTTCGTCGAAAACAATATCGTCGTATTCTTGACCGAGATGATCCCGATACGCGTCGTCCGTGTGAAGGTGGCCAAACTCGATTCGGCTGCCCCATGCGGGAAACAGCATCGTACCACCGCCACCGGTTTGCCGGAACCTCGAGAGAGGCGTCGGGGCGAATGGGGCAAACGCGTGCTTTCCAATCGAGCGGCCGTCCGTGTAGATTTCCTTGGCCCGGTCAACGGCATTCTTGAGCTGCGGAGATGACCGGCGAAAAACGATTGCGCGATATCCACGCATCTTGACGCGGTCTCGCAACGCGCCGACGACGCCCGACGTCTTGCCGCCGAACGCCGCCCCGCCAAACAGGATTTCGTCGGCGATGGTCGTTTCGAGGTGTGTCTGTGGGCCCGGTTGCGGCTTGTACGTGCCAAGGGCTGGCTGAGCGGGCTTTTCTTCCTTGGGCTCTTCTACGACTTGAAGAACGGGTTGCCGTGGGCGAGCTTCGTCAAACGCCTGTATCGCGCCGGCCAAATCGAGCATCGCGCGATCGGCCGGATCAACACGTCGTCGAGCTACAGCCACACGCCGACATCCCTATGGCTCATGCGGACGGGACGATCAACACGGAGCCCGTCGAACTCTCCCCGGGCGAACGTCCACCCAACGGCGAGTTGGTTGATCGGTGACGGGGCAAGGTCGAGCGCGTCGAGCAAGCCCCGCCCCTCGACGGTCAAGGTCTCATGACGAGCCTCCTCGGTTTTCAATTGGGTAAAGTCCAGCACGTGGCAGTGGTGACGCCGCGGTTCCGGGACCAACGCGGTCCCTCATGCACACGACGTCGAGGATGACCAAACTCTACCTGTTTTCGCCCGTCTAACAAGTGGGCCGTGGTGGC